TTTGTTGCACTTGTAACTGCGAGAAGTGACTATAAGACACGCAAACAAAGAGATGATGCAAACAAGATTGGCTAGGAGTAAAGAATGGCATTAACAAAAGTAGGTAAAGAAGGAATAACTGGAATAGATAATTCTAGTGATGCAACTGCTATTACTATAAATAGTTCAGAAACAGTTATGATTGGTAGAACTTCAACTGGATATTCAAACACTGGCGCACAGTTTACTGCTAGTGGAGCACAAAATATTTTAGTCGCAGATGGTGACTATGCTCTTGGTTTAGGTAGAAACACAAGTGATGGAACTATACAGGAATTTAGAAAAGATAATACCGCTATAGGAAAAATTGGTTCAGATGGAAGTGATTTATTTATTGAAAGCAGTGTAAGTAATCATGCAGGACTTCGTTTTGCAGGTGGTTCTGTACTACCAAGATATAATGGTTCACTAGCAGATAATGCTGTGGATTTAGGTCAGGCATCTACAGATTATAGATTCAAAGACATTTACTTATCAGGTGGTGTAAGAGTTGGGGGTACTGGTACAGCTAATCTACTTGACGATTACGAAGAAGGAACTTTCACTCCTGCATATAGTCAATCCTCTGCAAACTCTGTTCAACTTGGTAAGTATACTAAAGTTGGTAATATGGTTATAATAAATATTAGACTTCAAGTAACACAGACTTCTTCAACAACTGCATTGGGTAAAATTACTGGTTTACCTTTTACAATACATGATAACTGTAGTCATTTAACCATTAATACAAGAGAATTTAGTACAACTGGCAAACATCTTCATGCAAATTTAAACCCTAGTACAACAGAATCATTTACCTTTACAGATGCTAGTAATGGAAGCACTTTTGGAGCAGGTTCACAAATATCTTTTGGTTTAACATTCGCATATGCAATACAAGGTTCATAAGGAGAAATAAAGTGGCAATAACAAAAACAACAGAAGTACCAAAAATAGAAGTAGTAGGCACTTGGAATATACAAGTAGCTACTGATACAGTTATTAAAGAAGATGATACTGAAATAAGTAGGTCAAGGCATCGTCATGTTCTTCAACCTTTTTCATCAGAGTATGTGGTAGAAAGTGATGGGTCAAAAACATGGACACATACTGCTACAGATATAAGTGGTGAAGATTCTGCCGTTCAAGCAATTGCAAACGCAGCGTGGACAGACACTGTTAAGACTAACTATAAGACCTTTGTGGAAACTCAAACAGGAATTTAAATAAATGCCATATATAGGAACATCGCCATCACAAGGAGTACGAAGAGTACATACTTATACTGCTACGGCAAACCAGACCAGTTTCAGTGGTGCAGGAGCCGAGGGTGCTACACTAAGTTACAAGGACAGTAATTTTGTAGATGTATACCAGAATGGTGTGAAGTTAGGTGATGCAGATTATACAGCTACAAGTGGTACGGCGATAGTCTTAGGCACAGGAGCGACAGTCAGTGATTTAGTTGTTGTTGTAGCATATGATGTTTTCAGTGCCGCAGATACTGTAAGTAAAGCAGATGGTGGACAGTTTGATGGTAATATTACTATAGCTGGAACTGTAGCTGTTACTGGTACATCAACTTTAACTGGCAATGTAGCAGCATCTGGTAATCTAACAGTTAGTGGCGATATAATAAAATCTACAGCAGGCACAAGCAACTTTGCAGCAGGAGTAAATGCAGGTAACTCTATTGCAAGTGGTGGTAATTACAATGTGTGTATTGGAGATGAAGCAGGCACTGCAATTACTACAGGTGACCATAACACTGCGATTGGTTACGCTGCTTTAGATGCAGAAGATGCTGGTACAGCTAGTGTTGCTATTGGTAATTATGCACTAAGTAGTCAAAATGCAGACGGAAACAATTATAACACAGCAGTTGGGTATGTTGCAGGTAGTAATATAACAACAGGAGTCCAAAACACTATTCTAGGTGCTTTGGCAGGTGATGCTATGACTGATGCTGATGGTAATGTCGCTGTAGGATATGCAGCTTTAACAACTAATGTATTAGGTAGTGATTCTGTAGCTATTGGTAAAAATGCACTTAATGCCCAAAACCCTGCTTCAGCGACAGCTATGCTCAATGTAGCTGTAGGTAAAAATGCAGGTGAAGCAATAACAACTGGAGTTCAGAATGTTATTATCGGAGCGCAAGCAGGAGATGCCTTGACTGATGCAGACTATAATGTAGCTGTCGGTCCTTATGCTTTAACTTCCGATACTCAAGGAAGCAAGTCTACGGCAGTAGGTTGGGGTGCATTAACATACCAAAACTTTAGTTCTGCAACAGATTCTAATAATACAGCAATCGGATACAAAGCAGGTGAAGCAGTAACAACAGGAGTTGAATCAGTTTATATTGGTTCTCTAGCAGGAGATGCAGATACAACTGGTGGTAAAAATACTTATGTCGGATATAACTCAGGAACTGCAAATGCAGGTGACCAAAATGTATTTATTGGACATAGTGCAGGTAGTGCAATAACTGATGGTGATAAGAATACAATTATTGGTAAATATAATGGTAATCAGGATGGTATAGACATTAGAACAGCAGACAACAATATTGTTTTATCAGATGGTGATGGTGATGTACCATTAAGATTTGACAGTAATGGGAGAGCATTTTTTTCTAATAGGGGTAGTTTTAAAGTAGGTGTGTTTGCAGATAATGCTAGTGGCACAGAGGTTATGGTTAAATTTTTTAGACTAGGAAATGGTAATGATACAACTGCCACTTCATCTGGTCAGATAGAAACTACTGCCAGTGCTACAGCAGTTTATTCAACATCTTCAGACTACAGACTAAAAGAAAATGTGTCTTATGAGTTTGATGCCACATCAAGATTAAAACAACTAAAACCTGCAAGATTTAATTTTAAAGTCACACCTGATGAAACAATTGATGGCTTTCTAGCACATGAAGTAGAGTCAGTGATACCAAATGCTGTTACTGGCAAAAAAGATGCAGTAGATGAAAATGGTGATATTGACCCTCAAGGTATTGACCACGGATTTTTAGTACCTCTTTTAACAAAAGCATTACAAGAAGCTATTGCAAAGATAGAAGCATTAGAAACTAGAGTAGCAACATTAGAAGGAGGTTAATATGACTAGAACAGCAGAAGAAATAGCACAAGCACATAAGGCTTGTTTAGATGGAGCAGATACAATCAATGTTGTAATTGCTACCCATGCAAAAGGTAGTGATGCAACAGATGCAGACTTTGGGCATGACATGACACATGAAGAAAAGAAAGCAAGAGTTGCTCGTAGTGTTGGGTATCTCAAGTATCAAAAGGCATTGACTGATTGGGATAAAGAAGATTTTACAGTAATAGATGCAGCGATAACTGCGGCAGATAACTTCACGGGGTAATAATGGAAAAATCAAATATTATAAGTATTTACGATAAGAAATATGATGGATCTAACTTGACCAAAGAACAGAGCTACTGCATTGAGCAGATACAAGAATGTCAAGCCGAAGCACATAAATTAAAAAAACAATTAGATAGAATAACTGTTTCTCAAAATGTTTACACAAATAATCTTATAACATTATTAAAAGACAAAGAGGTAAAGGATGACCAGAGCCAGTGATCTAGCCAGACTATTAGGAGCAGGTGCTACCATCAATGATGGTACAACTATAACGACTGATGATAATACTGCACAGTTAGAACTTGTATCTACAGATGCAGATTCAGGCATAGGTCCTCATCAAGTGTTTTACAGAAACTCATCAAGTCCTGCTGATAGTGATTTATTATGTGAATTAGATTTCAGAGGTCGTAATGATAATAGTCAAGATGTTAATTATGCTACTGTAAATGTAAAAGCTAATGATGTTACTGATGGTGAAGAAGATGGTGAGTATATACTTCAAGTTATGACAGCAGGAAGTGTTGACACTACAATGCACATTAAACCTGCTGAAATAGTTTTTAATGAAGACAGTATTGACAGAGACTTTCGTGTTGAATCAGATAATGATACTCATGCCTTTTTCTTAAATGGTGCAAGTGGAAAAATAGGGTTAGGAACAACCTCAACTGATGCTGATTTACATATAGAACCTAAAACTGGTAATACAAACGCATCTTTATTACTTTCAAATTCTGGTCGTACACAGTATTTTAGAATAGAAAATAACGAATCTAACGATACTTTACGTTTTAATGCAAATGATACAACGCAAGTAATGAACATAGATTCTACTGGTGCTATAACCAAACCAAATCAACCTGCTTTTTTAGCACACCCATCTAGCACTATAACTAATATATCTACTGGTGCAAACAATAGCCTAGCATTTAACACAGAAAGATTTGACCAAAATGCAGATTATAATGCTTCAAATTATTTATTTACTGCACCTGTTACTGGTAAGTACCAAACTAATGTTGTTTTGTATTTAAATGAACTAGATTCAGCAGTTGTTTATTATGAACTTATGATAAGTACGTCTAACAAGGGTTATTATGTTATAGTTGACCCAGATTTTGGACAAGATAATGCATATTATACATTGACCTTTGCTGCATTGGTAGACATGGATGCTAGTGATACTTGTGGTTTAAACTTGCATCAACAAGGTGGAAGTAGTCAGACAGATGTTAGTGCTAATTCAATGTGGTCAATGTATTTAGTATGTTAGGAAATAAACAATGTTAGGTCACTCAGCCATTGCCGAAACTTCAATTGCAGATGTAGGTGGTAACTTACTTGCAGCTAGTGCAGAGCTAAATGGTGTAGCATCTAAAACATCTGTAGGTGTTGGTATACTAGCTGGTATAGCAGATTTAAGTGGTGACTTTACACAAACATCAACTGGGTTATTAATAGGAATTACATCTGCTGATATTAGTGCTGACTTTGCACAAACAACTGCTGCTAACAGATTAGATGTTACAGAGATAGATTTAACAACAGATTTTACACAAACAGCAGATAGTACATTAATAGCTATAACATCAGCTACAGCAGATTTGAATTTTACAAAAACATCATCTGGAGATATAATGTTTGTAGACGTTGTAACAGATGCCACAACAGAAACATATACAGAGATTACACCAAGTGGTACAGAAACATGGACAGAAATTACGCCTAGTGGCACAGAAACATATACAGAGATAGTGAGGTAAACATGGCAAGCACATATACATCAAATACTGGAATTGAAAAAATAGGTGCTGGTGAACAAGCTGGTACTTGGGGTAATACCACCAATAATAATTTTGATATTATAGACAAAGCCCTTAATGGTGCTGTAACTTTAACTATATCAGGTGATACAACATTAACAACAAGTGATGGTACTGTATCTAACGGTCAAGCTAGAATTATAATTTTGTCAGGATCTCCTGCTGGGGCTTTTAATTTTACAATTTCTCCTAATGACCAAACTAAACAGTATTTCATTAAAAACAACAGTGGTCAAACAGCTACTATAAAACAAGGTAGTGGTGCATCAGTAACATTATTAAATGGATTATCTGATATTGTTTTTGCAGACGGTGCTGGTAGTGGTGCTGGAGTAACTTCATTACTTAACCTTACTGATCTTGTTGCTGATACAAGCCCACAACTAGGTGGTGATCTAGATGTAAACTCTAATGATATACTTATGGGTAATCAATCGGTAAAATTTGGTTCTAGTAAATGGGAAATAGTTCTTGATGGCACAGATCTAGATTTTAAATACAATGGCACGACAGTTTTTAAATTAGCATCAAGTGGTGCAGTAACCTCAGCAGATAATATAACAGCGTTTGGAAGTCCATAATGTCAGCATTACAATCATCTGGAGCTATATCGTTTCAAGATATTGAACAACATTATAATCCTGGGTCAAACTTACCTAGTAGAGGTTTGAATGAGTTTTATTTAGGTGGAAGTTTAGTTCGTGCAAATGCTGGTAATAATTCTTCAACAAACATGTCTGCTGGTGTTCCTACATCAAGCACTATATCATTAAATGATTTTTATGGTAAAGAAAGAGCATTTAGAATAACCTATTCATCATCTGCTACAAATCAAAGTGCTGATAGTATTTTTGGTGATGATTTTGAAGTAGATTATCCTAAACAGATAGTGATAAATTCATCACAAATAGTGGGTGCAACTGCTACTTCTGCACCAGCTTTAAAAATTGAAAGTAATGGTGTTGGTTCTATCACTATCACTAATAATGGAAGTATAGAAGGTGCTGGTGGAGCGGCTGGAGCAGTGGGTGGTAATGCACTTGAAGTCGCTGGAAGTGTTGCAGTGACGCTAGTTAATAATGGTACGATCAAAGCTGGAGGTGGTGGAGGTGGTGCTGGAGGTGCTGGTGGTAACGGTGTCTATACTGCTAATGCTACGTTTTCAAATGTAACCGATGTTGGTGGTGGAGCTTTTGGAAATTACAACACACCACAAAATAATATGCCTAGCTGGATGAACTCGATATATACAGGTGGTGGTGATTTAGATGGACAAGGCGTCGTTAGTGATAGACGTTGGAAAGGAATAAACGGACAATATGCAAGA